AGCTAGGGATTAGGTATCGGTACGAGTGATCTTCAAGTTACTTGCAGTTGTCGTATCGAAGAGTGCTGTGAAGCCAAGGCTAATTACACGGCTTGTTGGGCCATCTACACCTACATCAGCAGAGTTAATCTTAACTCGTGGGAAGAGGAAGGTATAAGCATTGGCAGCAGTTGGGTCATTGACCGACACTTGAATAGCTGATTCTGTTTCGTTAAGGAAACGGTTAATCAGAGAAGCGTCATCAAAGTATGCGGAGAACGATCCTGTAACTTCTGCACGACCAACTTCAAGTGCTGGTGCCTCATCAGAGCCAACAACAAAGGTAGGTGCGAAGGAGTTGGTTACGTTAAAGTCGATCTGAGTAATGATAGCAGAGGATGCAAGGCCAGCTACATTGTTACCAATCTGTAGGTCTCCTGAGTAGGCATCAAATGGTGAATTAGTGCTTGCTGCGTCCTGTGTCTTCTGTGTAGCACCAATAGTCATGCCTTTTCCTACCATACCAAAGGTAGTAGTTACCATCTGATTAGGAGCAATAGATACCCCCATAGTGGAAACAGTCTGTCCTGTAAACAAACGAGCTTGGTCAATGTCAGCAGAGTAATCCTCAATAGAGAAGTACTTAGGTGTAGTACCAACTAATAGATAATCATTAGAACTATCGTCTGTCCAAGTGTTAAGCATCACTGACTCAAGGAAAGGGTCGAAGTCACCTTTACGAAGGTCACATACAATGTCACCAGCAGATTGTTTGTTACCATGACGCTCGTGGCGAGGCATACGGTCAGCTTGAATGTCTGTACCAGCAACTAAATCTTTAGTTAGGTTAAGTCCGTGTGAAGTGAATGGGATGTTCTGGAAGTTGCCAGAAGGGGTAGTCCCGAATGTGGATTCAGTAATGTAGCTTAGGCTAGACCGTGAACCCTGTGCGAAGGTAGGCATGTGTTATTCTCCTAATTATAAATGTACCAGCCGATTGTGATCGGTATGTAGTACCAAGGTGTGTCTAATAGGCCCTGAGCCCTTTCAGTATAATCTATAGACACGATGGTTGTTGTTCCGCCACTTGTGTAAGAGACGTCAGTGTTTGACTCAAAGTTGTCAATTATTAGTTCAGCTAGGGTTTCTGCTGCGGCGGGTCCAGCGTTCTCTGGTGCATGTACGTTTATATGGAAGATGCCCCTATAAAGTATCTGAGCGTTTGGACCTCTTAACATTCTCGTAAGCTACAGAAAAAGAATTAGCAGTGGCTAGGGTGGCTAGTCGGCTTTCTAGTGCAGCTCTGATGGTTTTATGTATACTAGCCATTACTCAACCCCTGTATCTACTGTTGCGCCACCAAGGATGTTAGCTAGTTTCTGATAAACGTGAGATTCACCTTGACCACCAGGTCTAGGGATGTTTCCTCTTGGGTTGTTTTCAACTATACTGGCATGAGGGGAGTTGTTTCTAATGTTAAAGGTATTCTTAGTTAAGTCTAACTTACCAAGGTCTGCCATCATCAACTCTCTAGCTACCTGACGGTCTCCTGAGTACCTTCTTCGACCCTCCGCAGTCCTTTTCCTTGGAGCACCAGCAGTGTTACTTAACGTGTGGGACTCAATATAAGCACCTGTATCTACAGGGGAGTGTATTACAAGGTACTCTATAGACTGCACTAACATATCTCTGACAGCATCTTCTGTTATAGTATCTAAGTCTGATAAGACCTCTTCAAAAGTACCTGTAAGTTTAGTTTTAGCCATGACTACTCCTGCACAGTACACATATAACAGATAGGGATACCAGCAGAGAAGATACTTTTCACAGATACTATCTTTACTGTATCACCGTTGCCTATAACTAGGTCTTCATCATCAGGGGTTATAGCTAACCTTTGAGCAGAGATAAGAAGCTTACGAGACCCTCTTACTATTTCATCAGTGTTTCCAGCTATCCCCAGTGCATAGTTGTAGAAGTAGCCTAGTATAGAATAGTCTGTTGTAGCCTCTCCTGATCTACTGCCAGTAGCAGGGTCATAAGTCCCATCTGTAGTAATCTTACGCAGAGTCAGAGACTGTCCGTGGTCATTAACAAGTCTATATAAGTCACCAGACCTAAACATTACTCAGCCCTAACTGTTGTAGCCGTAAGAGTCGGATTCGTTATAACTTGCAGGGTTCTTAAACCTGTCTCTTCTAAAGCTGGGCTCTATTCTGTCAGTGTTATCCCGAACAGCCTTAACAGCAGTTACACTAATACCACCGGCTTTGATACCTATGACAGCACCAGCAGTCTTACCTTGATACTCAAGGGTATCTGCTAAAGTCATATACTGTTTTGCCAGAGTAGAGTACTTAGAGGTTAATACACCATCAAGCTCTGTGTCAACCAGTCGTGAGTATTTAGACGATATGGCCCTAGCTACCCAAGCGGCAGAGTAGTAAACATTGTTGCCTGTCTGAGTAAGACTAAAGTTAATCTCCTCATTCTCAAGCTGCCGGTCATTAGTGTCTGTATCCCCAGACAATAACCTAACACTGTTTAACCTCTCAGCAGCAGTAGCTGTCCCAAGGGTAGTAGGATCATACGTCCAAGCCATTAACTGTTCTCCAACTCGCCGTAGTTACGCCTCCAACTACGGATCATACCTCGTTGCTTATCTAGCACCCTAGACTTCTTACAACGCTTTTTGTCATACTCTCTTGTTGTTGGTACAGCGGCTTTCACCTTTTCATTAATACTGTCCACGAGGGCATTAAGTCCGTCTATATCTAAGGCTTCAAGGCCATCTCCAACCCTCATGCCAACCTCTTTAGCCGAGTTATGAAATAGTGTTCTCTGATTGTAGAGGATACGGACTTTGTTATCGTCTATGCTAAGTTCTTTCCAAGGAAAGTGATCACCAGCAGCCCATTGTCTACCGTTAGCGGTAAAGGGCACTCTTACAAACGTGGGGCGATCTACTTGGAACGGGAAGTCTTCTTGTCTAATCATGTCGGGGTCTCCTATGTGGGTGGGACACCCTAAAGCATCCCACCTGTGTACGCTTATTGTACGATAGCGTTGAAGAAGTAACCCAAGTCTGGGCCAACCAGCTTCATATCGTAAGCCATCTTAACTTGGATATGCTCTGCAACTTGCTGACGCTTCAGTGCATCGTCCGAGAAGGACTCAACAGTGATACCTAAGTTGTTAGCTCCTGGAATATTGTTCCAAGCAAAGGTAAGACCAGCCGCAGGGCTCATGAGACCCGCATTAGAAGGTGTGTGGCACAGAAGGGCATGCTTACCGCCAATAAAGGCAGTTGACTCTGCAGCACCCTCTACAGCGGTGTTCTTGACCGCTTCCATGACGTAGAAGTTCTCTACCTCAAAGATTTCAGCCATCTTAGCATCTGTGATCAGAGCTGTGTTGCTGACAGTAGCGCCACCGTTGAGGCGAGCTAGAATGTCTGGGTGGTTGACCAGAACGTCACGGACTTCTTTACCAACAACCATAGTGTTTGGCTTGTAGCCACCAGAAGCAAGCTGCATGGTGCGGCGAGCAAGAGTGACGTTAGCAATTGGTGTTGCGTTAGTGTAGTCGTTCCAGTAAACCGGAGGAGTACCGCCAGAAGCTGCACCTGAGACAGAAGTTGTCCAGAGGCTATTTGCAAAGAATGTGGTTGCAAACTGCTCTTCACGGTGGATCATCAGGCGCATAGCCAGAGTCTCAGCACCAGCTTGACGCAGGTTCAGTACTTCGTCTTCGTTAGCGATAGTCTGCTCATCGAAGTCCATACCCAAGCCATAGACGTCAGCAAAGTAGCTGTCGTTAGAGATAGCCATACCGATACGGTTGACTTCAGTCCGTGGCGCAAGCTTCTGTACGTCACCTGTGCGGTTCATGTTGGCACGGTCATAGATGTAATACTTGTCAGACTGACGCTGTACACCTACCGTGGGAAATACCTTATCTGCGATAAAGTTCTCTTGTGATTGTGCATAGGCCAGTGTCAGGTTAGACAACGGGCGGTCGATATGCACCTGTGATGGAGTTAGATTTGGCATAATTTAGTTTCCTTATTCTATGCTATTAAGCGTGTGCGTTGCCAGTGGAGACTAACTCGATGGCGATCAACTGGTCAGTTACGCCAGCTTCGTAGGCACGACCTAAGATGATGTCACCAGAAGCTGAATTGACAGCTTTACCAGCGGCGTCCGAAGACACGTCATCGCCAATAGTGACTGTGCCACCACATTTGACCATGACTTTACCAGATACGGTAATGGTTGATGCAGCAGCGGCGGTTCCACCAACTTCTATGACACCGAAAGCTTGGGCTCCGTCACCACAGACTGCGGCTTTACCAGCAGAATCCATAGCAGCGAACAGGTGTTGTGAACTGCTAAGATCAGCAGCAGCGATTAGTGTGCGGTTGTCTCGTGATTGAGTAACAGCCATTTTTATTCCCCTTTATAGGATTTAGTGATAAGAGCTTTACCTTCATCGGTCTTAGCTACAGCAGCGTAGGCCAAGGCATGTTCACTCTTCTTCATTTTATGTTCGTCCATGTAGGACTTTACGAGTGCTTCCAACTTATCCGACGCAGAGGTAAACTCTCCGTCAACATCAGATTTACCCAGCTCAGTCATACTACCTTCAAAGGCTTTGTCGGCTGCTTTGAGTGCTTGCATGATTGTTTCTTCGTCTCCGAAATTGGCAACCAACGATTTGGCTACTTCAAGATCAAAGTGTGGTAGTTCGGCCTCTGCATGTTTAACTAAGATAGCATCTGCCTTAGCAACTTCTGCTTCTTCTAGTGCCTTAAGAATAGGCGCAGGAATATCAGCCTTGTTGATTTGTTCATCACCGTAAGTCACATACTCAGGTTCAACCGATTTCTCGATTGAGTCTGATTTAACGATGTAACCAGCTTCTTCTAGAGATTTGCTAAGGCGATCAATCTCGGCTTTAGCTAGGTCTAGTTCAGCTTGAATGGTGTCTACCTCGTCCAACGGACCTTGGTAATCTTTCTTCATGTCCATGTTATACATTTTCATAGCTTCGTCCTCGGACATACCTTTGTCCATGTAAGGCTTTAGCTTCGCTTTCATGTCATCAGACATTTTTTCTACTTCGTTCTCCATAGTTTCTCCCTCGGAGTTGTCCCTTTTATAAAGAGAGACCATTGCTTGTTTGTTAGCTGGACGATCAACCAAGGACAGTTCATCTAACTCAAGTTGTTTAAGTAAATTAGGCATCATAAGATTCCTTGATTGCACGACCACCTATTGAGAAGGCCGCAAGTTCACCAGATTTGACCCTAGCCCAGACGTCATCATCGTAGACTTTAAAAGCTACAATCCAACCCTCTCGATCACTCTGGATGCCAAGGGACTCACCAATCTCTTTGGTGACAGGCATGGAGTGGATAACCGCCCCGATCTGATCCCCTTTGTGCATTTCTTTACCGACACGAATATTTTCCATGAAGTTGTTCACGGCCTTTACGAGTGTCTCTGGTTCGATAACATCGCCTTGGCGATCAACCACAGGTTCGCCCTTTTCGGTAACGACTGAGGCCCACCCATAGACGAGACGTTGTTCGTCATCTGCCTTAAGGATTTGTCCTTCGATATTATGTTTTGTGAGTTGTGACACTGAGGTTCCTCCCTCCCACATTCTGCAAGACCAGTATCCTGCTGTCGTTTTGTCCTTCTTTGAGTCGCAGTTATGCCTTGCACGGAAGTTGGCCCTAGCTTTCGGGTCATCCCTCCGTATCTCCATATTGGGGTCTCCGAAAGCCACACGTTTGATTTTACCTCCGCTTTGTACGAATACTTCAAACTTCTTGTTACCACCCTTAATACGACGAGGCTTGTTTAAGGTGACTTTCTCGCCCTGATACTCAGCTTTCGTAACCTCTTCATCAGACTTCTTACTACTAGAAGCATGTGAAGCTGGTAAAAGGTCTTTGTCGTGCTTAGGGGATTTAGAGCCTGATACAATACGAAGGAAACTATTCACTCTAGCCATAGCCCACTGTTCGGGAGAGCTTACGTTAGGTCTTACACTTCCGGGATTTGTCTTGTATGCACCAATACCACGACGATACACAGCCTGTAGCATAGAGGTCGTTACCTTATGCTTAGACTTGGCGTTGTGTGCTGTTACTTTTGCTTGTAAGCCTTTTGCCATTATGCTTGTCCTCCCATACCAGAGTGGTTTACGCAGTAATAGTGAAGAGTGGGTGTGCTACCAGTTACAGCTATTGTAACTGTTGCCCCAGAGGAGCCAGCAGTTCCCGATACAGTTACCCCTGTGGTGTACTCTGACCCCCCAGCATGACTGCCATTACCAGTGGTAGAAAACCTTAGTGGGTGAGAGGAATTAGAAGAATCCGATTGGTCAAAGATATAAGTTCTTCCAGCAACAAAATTCACTAAGGGGGTTACTACTCCCCCAATGTAATACTTGTTTCCTGTACCAAAGCCGTTAGTGCCAGAGGCCACTGTTACTACTAGAGTTGTGTCAGAAGAAAACTTAGCTAGGTATTCTTTAAACCACTTGGCCTCTTTGAATGTAACAAACTTACTAAGCTTAGTAGGATTGGAGCCGTGAGTAACGTGGTACTTAGAAGTAGACGTATTAAACGTAGCCACATTCTCATTGTTGTTACTGGTATAAGGGGACTCACTTCTAGCCCATTTGTTGTAGTCTGATGTTGACATTATACGCTCCTACAACGGAGTATGACAGCCCGTTGAAGAACTGAGTTCAGGTCTGTGGTAATGGTGCAGATAAAGGTGTAATCTCTTTTATCTTCTCCACCAGCAATATAAATAATAGCTGACTTACCTGAAAGTGCCTGAGAGATATTTTGTATACTGTCAGTTTCTGCACCATTACTGGCAAAGGTTAAATCTCTACCTGCTTCTAGTATCGTCTCTGTAGGATAGTTAGTAGTCCTTACAGACCAGACTACATTAGTAATAGTCATATTCTCTGTAACTGCAGTCCAATCTACACTGTAGTCTAGTAGTTCATCAGGGTCTTTATTGGGCCAAACTAAACTCATATCAATTCCTATTAGGCGGCTACATTACGTGGGGAGGTTTCTGTTGCATTTGCCACACGGCCCACTGGTATCGGGAAACTTGATCTTGCAGGATTATACAAGTGTTTAATGGCCTCATAATCGAAGGTAACACCTGTTGCAGTTACGTTAGGGTTAAAGAACAGCTCAAGGTACTGTCCGTCTAATGTGGTAAAGCTAACACCGCCGTGAAAAACAGTCATCAATAAAGAGGGCAGCGTAATTTTAGAACTTGCAGTAACACTGACGTTACCAGCGGAGCCTGACCAAAGCTGTCCTACTGGGAACGCAGTACCTGATGTAGTAACCGTAGTGGTAAGGTTAGACCCTACCGTGACTTCTACGCCAGTGTGTATAATAGAGAAGGAAGTTGCAAGAGTTGTAGTAGTACCAAGAGATGCAGTAGTAAGGAAGCTAGAAGTTAAAGGCTCAAGTACATTTGCTTGGGTATTACCAAGCCCTACCGTAAACGTATGTCCACTTACAGGGAGTGTGTTATGAGATATTGTAGATATATCGCCGTAAGCGGAGGTTATAGCTGGAAGATTAACCTCTTCTGTAGGACTTTGGTTAGCTAACTGCCCTAAAGAAACAGTAGCCTTTAATGAATCCTCTGCAACTAGGTCGGGGTGGGAATTATTAAGTGTCCAATAAATGTTTGTACTTACAGTTAAAGGGAAGCTATCTGTTAATTGTGTTTGTACGCTACTGTTAGCTAAGTCAGAGGATGCAAGTGTCCCTATAAAGGTCGTAGAACTGCTGCGAGAACTTAACTGAAACCTTAAGCGTGGGTCACTAAATGTCGTGTATTCAGTTAGCCCAGAAAGTTCTGGTTTTGCATTTACAAGGGTGGCTACATTATTAAGAGATGAGGTGGTGATCTGAGATAACGTAATAGGTGCCTGATTAGCTACTCCAGCAGTCACAACCCCAAGGCCAACAGTTACTTCTTGGTCGTGGTTGTAGGGAGCAAAGTGCTGTAGTCTAGCCCTGTAAACAACCTTACCTATAGGTTCTCCATAACTTACAGTACCAGAAACACCCTCTGGCTTAAGTAAGTAGTGGTAGCCAGTGTTACCTAGTTGCCCGTGTGATGATACAACTTCAATACCAGTAACAGACCTAAACTGCCCTACAATAGCACCTATATTAGTAGTAACAAGGGAGGGACTAGCCGAAAGTCCCGTCAGTGTCACAAAGTTGTCCATATAAGACATTATAGCACTAGAGTTTAACTCAACCGTACCTATCTCTACTGAACTTGCGGTGTAAGGACTAGGCGCATCGCCAACGTTACCAGTACCTAACTGGTAGAAGTACCTTCTGTCTGGGGCATCAACGGGCCTTATAGCCCCTACACCATTTACTACACTATATGCGTAACCTTCAGGCTTTCTTAAATCAGTGGCTGCAGAGATAACAGAACTGACCGTAACGGCAATAGACCCCAACTCTGCAGGGATATTTATCCCAGTGTATCCCGAACCACCTACAAGGGTAAATACGAGGGGGGTGAAATAAGCGTAAACTGGGGCGACAGAGGCCGTTACTGGTAAGCCACCAATAGTCACAACAACATCTACAGAGGATGAACTACCACCACTCGCTAATGGGGTTGAACTTAGGGGGCTTACACCTAACATTATTGGATCATTTCGCTGCTGCTGTAGTCGGAGGCAAAGTATCCGTGTATGCCAGCGACTTCACCAGACGTCAAAGCTCGGTCATAAAACACTACAGCCCGAAGCTCTCCGATTGGCCCAAGTGTTACGAGTTGTGGGTGTATGTTTCCTGTAGACCAGCCATTCAAGAAGTGACCATTCGTCAACACAAGAGAATGATATTTGTCCGCATTAGCAGTCGAGGTGAAGGCGTTGAGTACCTCATTCGTCGTGTAAGCGGTTGCGTCAACTTTATCTATGTACACTTTTGACGTGGTATTAGCGGCGGGATGTACCCAGCTTCCGGTCAGACTGGTGCCAGTAGCTAGACTAGTGCTACTGCCGCTGCCGCCATACAGTGCGTATCCTTGGGAGGTTGTCGTTGCCATCAGGTAAAACGTCGTTTGTGAGGCTGGTTTAGCTAATATCATAACAACCGTACCGTCGTAGGGTGATGACGTGTTCGTCAGATTGGTCGGGTATGATGGACCGACTTTGACCGCATTGGTACCAGCCGCTAAGGTCAGCGAGGGTATTCCGCCTGTACCGCTTGAGTTGTATGTGGTCAGGCTACTACTTATTGTCAGATTTGGTCCGTTCGAATTTCCACTAGTATTATAAGTGCCGCTAGTGTCGTACCATGTGTTGCTATTATTGACGAAATCCTTCATGTCATAATAGCCAACTAAGCCACTTGTAGGAAGAAAGCCGAGGGTATAAGTTATTGTTTTCGATGCAGTCCGAACACCATCTGACGCCCTGACCCTAAAATTTAGGGTTCCGGCGTGCGAGGCATTAGTTGATGCCGTCAAAGTAAAAACACCTGTCGTCTGGTTTATACTGACCGAGGATATTTGAGGCGGTAAGCTGCTTGCGTTGTACACTGTAGAGCCACTATAGGCATCGAAGCTGTAGCTCACTGGGAAGCCATCGTCATCAAGAGCTTTTGCATTAATCGTTGAAACAGAACCTCCACCAACCTCTAAAGTGCTTGGTACTGTACCCGAAAACATTGGTGCAGCGTTATCCGTGAAATCTTCTGCTGACATAGTAACAAAGATTACAGCATCAGAACTACAAATAATAGCATTACCACTATTGCTGCTTTCATGAATAGTGCTCCTAGCTAGAGTAGGTCCAGTAGCATTATAGTATCCTAGACCTACCTCCCAATTAGAACCATCTTCTATAGTATATCTTATATAGTCCCCAGTAGAAACCCCTGCAGCTGCAAAGGTTTGATACCCGTTAGGGGCGGCACCTAGAGTTAAAGTACCCGCACCGCCACTAGCGACTGCCATTTTAGCTCTGTTGGCTAACTTTACCATAAGACTTTAGTTCCTCAATAGTGTATTAGGCTAGGCGAAGAATAGAAGTTGATGCGCCCGGAGCTGGGAACTGTACAGTAAAGTCACCAGAGGTAGCACTAACAGTTCCACCAAAGTCAAAGATAGCAATGATATTATTAGTGGTAAACTGGGGATTGTATAAGATACAACCATCAGCAGATGTTGTTACACTCTGAAAGACTGCATCGTCGAAGTCCAGTATAGCAGTTGTGCCATCCATTTGGGGGTAGGTCGTGGCATTACCGCTTGCATCTGTTGTTGATAGGGTAGCAGTTGCACCTGTGGTAAGGGTGTCGTAAACACCAGTGTAACCACTCCCAGTTGCTTGATCTGTACCTAACTCCGAGTAAGATACTGTAGCAGCGTCATAGTTGTCAGATGGGTTTTCTTTAATTAGTGCAACTCGCATTGTGTCACTATCAAAATCGTGGTTTCCCTTAAGCAACTCTAGTTTAAAAGCGTTACTAAGTCCTGTTGTAATACCCATTATTTAGTTTCCTTTTTTTCTTCTTCTGTCTCATCGGACAGGTCACTTGTTTCAGTTGAGACCTCTGTATCAGGGTCATAGTTTAGTTCAGCTATGTCCATAAGGTCTTGTATGACCTCTGGATGATCACTGACGTTAATGTCTGCACCGTTAAGGTTACGAAGGAATGCTGCAATCTCACGTAGATCATGAGGAGCAACATCACCAGCCTTGATACAGGGCATAAGGTCGTAGTTAAGTCCGTTAAGCTGCCATAGGCGTTCCACTAGCTGTTTATTAAGTACATCTACAATAGCTTGGATGTAGCTTTCTAAGGCACGTAGAAACAGGTCAGTCTTACTTTTGGAGAGTGCGTATGATCCATTGTTACCCCCACCGAGCATAAGAAACTCAGAAAGAACACTACGGGCAATGTCATGTTGGTAACGCCTAACAATGGGGTCAATATCTAGATTACGGGTCCCTGAACTAGACATTAACTCTACATCTACTAGACGTACATTAGTAGGACTGCCATCCTTATCAGGGTAGGTGTCACTAGGGGTTATTATGTAACCTTGTTCGTTGAACTTTACATCACGTAGGATTTGCTCAAGATTGGCAACAAAACCAGATTGTGCTGCTGTAGCATCCCCAGAGAGGTACTCAGAGGGGATACGAGCTACAGGGATACCTGCTAACTCACGCTCAACAGCTATAGCTTCTATGGACTGTAGGTTGTTTAAGTATTGGTACGATGTGTAAGCATTGCGTAGGATACTACGACCACTGGGATCACCGTTAATAGAAGTAGTTCTATAATAGAGGCTTTTGTTAGACGGGATGTAGTGTTGAGAAAGTGCATAACCTGTATCCTGATAAAGTCCTAGTACTTCGCCTGTCTTGGTGTCTACATCAAACCTAGAGACTGTCCAAGGCGCACGACATACAATTTTACGGACACCCATGCGCCCGTCAGTATACTTACTATACTTCTTATACGACTGCTTAGTAGGCCCAACACGGCGCTTATAGACAACCTCAAACCAAGCAAAGCCATACGACAAGCTTGATAACGCTTCCGCAACATGGTCATCAAGCGAATGTTCCATGTCATCAAAGACACTTTCCACAAATAGAGCTTCATTCTTAGCTTCTTCAGTATCATTAGCTGGTTCAACCTTGAGTTTGACGTCTCTAAGTACTTGTTCAGCAGCATACATAACTGCGCCAATAGTACTGTCATTATCTCTCATTTCCCTATATTTACGGATAGCAGCCTTGCCACGTAACTCAGGAATAAATTCATCAGACCTTATCTGACCATTACGGACGTTCTGTCCACTGACCCCTAGTGTTTGGGTCGCTTTAGTTTTACTCAATCTTCTGGGCATTATAGGAGTCCCTTAGCACTAGAATATGCTAGTTTAAGTTGTGGCTTTGCGTACCCATTAAGACTAAGGTCGGTGATGGCCCATACACAGGCATCTAATCTATCTGGCGACCCTAAAGACCCAAGAGGTTCCCACTGAACCATCTGATCCTCCAAGTCGTTAAGCCCTCTGACGTGTTTAACTCTGCCTTGCTCGTATAGTGCAGATACAGGTTCAGCCCTAGCCATCTTGCCTCTACTCGCATGAACGAGGCGTATGGGTAGAGCTTCATCTTCTGTGTGTAATGTGTGTCTTACCATGTCGCCGCCCTGATTCTTCTCGGCAACAATCCTATCAGCCATATGCTCTCTGTATAACTCAACAGCCTTAGATGCCCAAGCTTGAGGACTATAGTTTCCTGTGTGGTCCTCTAAGACATAAGCTGTACCGTTTACATCAACACCAGCTACTATGATACCAGTCATATCAGAGTCAGTGTTATTACTAATAGCAGGGTCTATGGCTACAACAATTCGGTTAAGTTGGGGGACGTCATCTTTGTCTACTTCGCAGTTAGATAGCAGTTGTCTATTCCACAGGGCACCAGAGGCTTCATCCAGTATTTCTGCGTATAGCTCTTGTCTACCTAGTCTAGTGCCCTCGTAGGTCTTCTTTACTGCTGTAAGAAAAGTGTCAGCAAGATTAGCACTATTATCAAAAGTTGATCCAGTCGAGACATGGGTCTTCTCGTCATCTAGGATACTTCTTAGTAGCTTGGTAGTCTTAGGTGTAGTAGTAACAAAAACTATGGGTCGTTTACCTAAACGTAACCCAAACTGCATCATGTCCCATGTGTCTTGTGCATTTCTCCAAGCACATAACTCGTCACACCATGCACTGTAAGCCTGTGGACCCCTAAGTCTTTCTGGGTCTTCTGCTGAGCCTAAGTCTTTCTGGGTCTTCTGCTGAGAAAAAGACAGCCTTGGCACCATTAGCCCAAGTCATGCTGTTATTAGTAGGAGACCACACAGGATAACCCATGTCAGCCTTACGATAGGTCTTGTCGCTCTTGTGGCAAACATTAAGGAGACCTGAGTCTCCCTCAACCATAACTCTACGAACGTCTCCTTTAGTGGGGGCAACACAATGAACGATCCTATCGCCCATCTTGATTCTATGCCTGACCCACTCAGCTCCTGCTCTTGTTTTACCCCAACCTCGTCCAGCTAGAGCTACCCAAGTATTCCACTTACCCTCGGGCTCTAGTTGATCTGTTCTAGCCCAAAAGCTCCAATCGTATTGTAACTCTTGTGCTTGTTCAGGTGTTAGCTGCTTAAGTGCCTCTTGTACCTTACCACCAGATAAAGCTCTTAGAGATTCCGCTGTAAGCTTACGATTCGTTTGTTGTGTCAGGGTCTGCATCTGTATCCTTGCCCAAGAGGGTCATAAGGGCATCAATAGCACTTGAGTCCTGATCAGGGTCAGTATACTCGTCGGGGTCATTAACTGTGCTCTGAGGGCTCCA